AAGCTGCAACAGATAGCCTTGAGCAAGATTTGGCCCTTGCTCATCAGAAATAATCTTAGCCTTTTGAGTGAGATATTTCACCCTGTCGCCATTAGCATCATCAAGGGACATGATGAGCTTGTCCATATCGGTGATGTCGCGAATAGACTCGGAAATTATACGTTTGTAAGAATCAGCCAACGAAATACCCTGAAACGGATTGATCTTGTATTCAGATTTAATTAAAGCCTCAATCTGCGCCTTTGTCTTGCCGCTATCTTTCCATGCCATAATTTGCTCTGTTGACGATGGAGCTTCCTCGTATGCAGACGGAGAGTAAATGCCGTCAATGGCCCCAAGGATGAGCTTAGGAGACAGCTTAGCCTCGCGCCCCATCTTCGCAATGGCGTTCTCATCCATGCCAAGCGTCTTGGCGTCTTTGGCCCATTGAGTTATCTTTTCAAATTGACGCATACGACGCTGCTCAAACTCGTTGTAAGCAGCCTGCTTCTCACTCTCCAGCAAGGATGTTTTTTACTTTTCCTTAAACATCCTAGTGTCCTCAGCGATGTTGGCGTTAAAGGCTCTGGCTTCGCTGGTCATTCTTTCTGGAATTGAGTAACGCTGAATGCGTATGCCAGCTAAGTTGGCTTTTGCAATGTCACCCATGTTGGTGATTTTGCCTGAAGTGCTCATCACTGGCTCATCCCAAACCTTATTCGCGTTCTTAATGTCAGCAACCACGCTAGGAGTAAACCATTCGCCAAGCAAAAACTTTCCGCCACCAGAGATTTGCTGAGCCAATGTATCGCTGGATGAAATTACAGGAACCCCCTGACTGTTCTTGTTTGCAGCAAGTTGGAATATTGGAGAAGCAAACAAACTTGCGCCCAAGAACTGCTCGCCAAAAACAGACATGAAGTTCTCGGCTGCTTGCTGGCTATTATCACCACGCATAGCAGCGGCGGCGGCTTCCATGACAATGCTCTGCGGGATATTGTAGTTGAGGTTGGAAAAACCAACTTCATTATCACCCGTTCTGCTAATAGAAAGGAATCCGTTCTTCAGGTAATCAGGGGCTCTGCGGCGAAGGGCTTCCTGTTCATTTCTATCTATTCCGTAATTGGAACCAGCGACTCCTGCTCCAGCGAGCAATGCAACAGTAGAAGCAATTCTCTTTGCTCCAGCTTTCTGCAAGGCTGGATTCTTGCTTTTCATTTCATCCAGACCAATCCTGAATGTATTGTAAGTGATACGGTAGCGATCAGCTGTGTAAGCAACAAATGGGTCTAGTGCTCCAACCTGAGAAGCTTTTCGGATTACCTTCCATTGGGAGTCATAGTTGGTGTTTAGAGACCTGACCTTTTCCGCAGCCATTTTCATCTGCTCATCTAAAGTAGATTTTGGAAAAGCCTCTTTTATTGTCTTGAGCTCACCGCCAAATGCAAACACCTTGGAGAACGACTCTGGCGCGGAGTAAACCTTTGACAGAAAATCAATGGCATTATCAACCAGCTTTACCTTACCCTTGATAACCGAAGAGTCGAAGGCGTTAACAAAGTCTTGGGCTGGGATTGATTTGCTGTTTACTCCAAGCTCAACAAGTTTCTTGTGGAATTGAAGAGCTTTATTTTGCGACAGTTTGCCATTGTCGGAAACAATCCCAAACTCAATTGCCATATTGCCAATTGCATTAGACCAATTGTTTTTGTCCAGCAGTTCAAGAGCATGACCCTGTGCAAACAAATCAGATGCCCCGCCATATACGTTTGAGGTGTAGGCTTTGAATGAGCCAAGCGTCTTTGGGATTTTAGTAGCAGACGAGACGGTTGATAGAGCCTTCATCAACGCGGACGACTGACCGCTTGAGATTGAAGCAAAAGCGTCACGAATTGCTGGAGTCGTAAAATACCCAGACAGAGGATTTAATGGGTCAACAGTCTCAACAATTGACTTAGTAAGTTGATCGTTGGCGTTACGAGACATCAGGCCAAGCCTTTCCCCAATCTCAACCATGTTGCTACGCATCTTGTAATCCGCCGCTGTTTTAGCGATGCGTGAAGACGTGTCACTAAGCAGCAACAACGGGTCGTTAATCTCACCGTAGAGCTTGCGGGTCAGGGCATCAAGATTGGGATTGCGAGCGGTAAAAATGTTTCTATCCGTCTTGGCATATCCCTGAGTCACATACTGACCGGCAACATTTCTATCCAATAGGCGTGTGGCCTCGTTCGTGAATTGTTGCTGAAGTTCGGATTGTGTGAACGTGTTCTTTGGGTCTTTAAGTTTGTCCGCCACATGAGAGTCAACCCATTGCTTAAATACGGCTGGGTCTGGCTTGAAGTCTGGATTGGCAAACAACTCGTAAGCCCTACGGACATAGCTTCCACGATTATCAAGAATAGTGTCGGCTATTTTTCCGGTAGCAACTTGTCTATCAACTAGCAACGTGCTAAGCCCATCAACGGCATCACGAGCATTCTGAGCGGCTGGTTGAAGGATTGCCGGTAAATCTTCAATAGACTTTCTTCCGTTGATATATTCAAAAACAGAATCGTTAGCAGCTTCGCGTTGAGCCCCAGCTTCAAACTTGTTCAAAGCATTATTGAGCTGTCTGTATGCAAAATTAGATTCAACCATCAAGCCTCTCGCTTCAGCATCACCAGCCTGAATTGCGGCCATGAATGGCTTGAGGGTAATTTCGGGAACCCAATTGTTTTTAACCTTGCCCATGCTAGTGCCAATTTCTTTGGCCACCGTCCCCACCTTGCGGGCAACAGACGGAGATAGCACAGCACCAGCAATAGCGTATCCAAGGCCATAGCCCAAGTCTTCTTCAATGGTATCACCTTGAATAACACCGGCCAATCCACCTATGCCAGAGCGACCAATAGCAAAAGCAAGCCGTGGATCAATAAAACCATATTCATCCATCATGCGTTGAGCCTTGGGTGAAAGCTTTGCGCTAATAGAGTTGGATTGGTCGAAACGACGGGAAGCAATGGCAGCAGGGGTTTGCTCTGCTTGAGCAGCAAGACGAGCACGTTCCCGCACGGCTCCAACGCCTTGGCCCAGCTTTGTGTCTAGGAATGTAACTTGGGCTGTAAGAGGGCTAACAATTTCAATGGACTCTTGTGTGCCTAATTGATTGAGCTTCATCTCTCGGGCAAGCTCTTTAGCTCTCAACTCATTCTTAGCCTGAGCAAAATCCAGCGCAAGACGACCGCGTTCCTTCAAGCCATTATCAATGGCGATAAAAGATTCCAATGCGCTATTCTGTGGTACGCCCATTAGTATCTCTGCGGACTCCCTAGCACTCTTTGGTGCTGAAAATCCCCTTTCATTTATGCTTCTAGCAAGTTCCCTTGAAGTTGCATCGTAAGCCCTGTTGATGGCTTGAGCATCCTTGTTCGCCTGATTAAATAGCATCTTGCCCTCAATGGCTCTTCCGCCGTAGGCAATAGCCATACTTGCGCCCAAGTTATAGGGACTGACATCGGCAATGCTTTGACCTAAACGATTCTGTTCGGCAACAGTAAGACCCAAACCTTCAAGCGTGGAACCAGTCAGATAGTTGAGCAGGCCGGGAGCCTTACGCAATGGAGCAAATATTGTGCTCTCAACTCCCGTTTGAATTTGCTCGAGAATGTTCATTGCGGGACGACCCTCTAATCCTCTAGCCGCCGTTTCACCGAAAAGACCAGCAGACGCAAGAAAGCCCAAAGCCGGAGCTGTTCCAATGCCTGTTGGAAGGGCTATCGCAGCAGCCGCTACTGGGCCATAGCGAGCCACCGTGGGAGCAATCTTTTTACCCACCTCAAACGCCGCCTGACCCACCGTAGTAATGTCTCCCGGCGCAGCCTGTCTAGCTGGGCTGGCAAGAAGTATCTCATCCACCTTGCCCATAAGCTCTGAAGCCTTTTGGTCAGTGCTCTTTTGGCTTTCAATGAATGACGACTTCACCTTATCCAGCATTGATGGCTGAGGTGCTACTGGAGCATTTTGTTCGTCAATCTTCTTGAAGATGGACACAATCTCCTCGTCGCCCATTCCGTCGGGAAAGGATACTTTCCCGTATTTCGGGTGGTTGATGATTTGTGGCATTACTTTTTGGGCTTAGGATTTAACAAATCACCAAAATCCCTAACACCGGCTCCAACATCAGGAGCAGAAGATTGTCCAAATATTGCTGGGTTAATAGTTTTTCCGCCACCCCCAAACATACCGGGGGGCGATAGATAAACCGGGGCTCCGCTAACTTCAACGCGCCATTCATTTCCATCCCAAACAGATGGAACGGTTTTTTTATTACCGGTTTCTGGGTCTTCTAAAATCAAATCTTTTTTAGTGCCGGGACGAAGCAATAGGGTTGGGGTTTCAAGACTTTTTTCAACATCGGCTATTTCAATAGCATTTAGTTTTACTCCCCTTCTTTGTTCTTCTGCGGCTACTGCACGATTTAACGTGGCGGCTTTATCTGTTACCGCAGTAACTTTTGGAGCCTTTTGAGCTTCGGTTTGTGCCTCAATCAATCCAATTTGAGCCTCCGTCATCTTGCGGTCAAGCTCATCGGTATTCTTGATGATAGAAAGGGCTTCGCTAACCGGAACACCCTGTTGAACCAACAAGGAAAGCGTTTGTTGAGGCGAGGCTTTAGCGGCAACATTAAGTTTCTCGAAGGTCATGCCGGGAGTGTTAAGCTGTTCAGTAATTCCAGCATTTTGATTTTGACGAAGAGCCGCAACAACTCTCTCGCTTTGCTTCCTTCTTGCCTCATCAGCCATACTCTGACTCATGGCACCACCGATTACAGAGTTAAGCATTGGATTAAGGGCTTGAGCTATATTGGCCTTTTCCATGCTAGACAACTTTGGGTCGTCAATTGTTTGAGTGGTTTTCTTGACCCAATCCTTAACCTCGGGAGATATATCCTTGAGGCTATCCACGTTTTTCACGAAAGCCTTGGTGGAAGAAATGATGCTTTTATACTGCTCCTCTTCCTTCTTCTGTTTGGCTAGTGACCCAAAAATTTGAGCACCAACATTACCTAAATTGCTAAACATTTGGCCGTATGCTTGGCCGCCTGCTTGGATGCTTTGTGCAGCAGATTGCGCCCCCTGTGTGATAGGGGAGTAGTCAATGCGACCTAGTGCGGGATTTACGGAGCTTCCAATCATTGTGTTTAAGAAAGTTTAGGTGGATGAGAAGGCGGCAAGTTCTTCAATCATGCTGTTAACAGCTACGCCAGACATACGATAGCCGATGTCTTCCGTCAACAAGTCATAGGAACGGGTGACGCCGCCATAGACAGCGATGGCTTCAACAACCTCGCCGCCCTTAAAGCTATTCCCCACATTGTAGTCCATCGAGCGTTCGCCTTCAATGCGGTGCATATCGCATACAGAGAAGTCTTTGCCATTATCAAGATAGAAACGATGGAAGCGTTCTGCTTCTGGGTTTTCGGCATACTCATGTTTAATGAGCACCTTAACGGGTTCACCGGAGAAGCCAATGACGCTATTACCGGAACGAATGTCCTCAATGGCCACTTGGCCTTCTGGTGTATCAATGAGTTCGCCTTCTGGGATACATTTGAAGAAAACTTTTGTGGACACAGCTGCACCGAGAATGTTGCCAAGTCCGCTTGCAACACCAGAAGTCTTTGTAGCAGAGGCAGACGCTTTAGCAGCGGCCAATTGAGCAGCGGCAGCAGTTTCAGCAACACTCTTATTGGTAATGTTAGCTTGATTGGCCAACGCCAAGTTAACGCCCGTGTCTGGATTGTAGGTTGTTGGAGTATTAAACATCTTAGCCAAGTCCAGAACATAGTTCTGTTGTTGACCAGCTGTTTGAGCAGCATTGCTTGTCTGGCCAAGCAGCGCACTCATTGGGTCATACGCTGCATTACGATAGCCCTGAGCCAAAGTAGCGGCATAGTCACGATCAGATAGGGCTCTATTGGCACCGGCTTGCCCCAGAACCCCAAGGTTGGTAATGTTCTTCTGTGCTTGATCGGCTGAGAATGTTCTGTTTTGAGCATTAACATCCATTTGCGCCAACTGATTGGCTAGAGAAAACTGGTTGGTTGCACCCTGATTGGCCACAGCATACTTAGCCATAAGCTCAGCATTAGTAAGCTGAGTTTGATTTGCGGCGTCTGCACCAAAGATTCTAGCTGCATTGGTTGCGGCTTGATTGGCGGTGTTTGCTTGATTTCTTGCATTAGCCCCAAATTGGTTGGCCGTGTTCATGGCCAGCTGATTGGCTAGGAATGCCTGATTTGCAGCATCAGCACCAAATTGCCCGGCATTAGAACCTAACAGCGCATTCTGTAATGCAGCTTGATTTCTAGCGTTTGCAGAAAATTGATTGGCCGTATTGGTAGCCAATTGATTGGCCAAGAACATTTGATTAGCTGCATCTGCGCCAAATTGTCCTGCATTGGTGCCTAATAGTGCATTCTGCAACGCTGCTTGGTTAGCCGCATTAGCAGAAAATTGATTGGCTGTGTTGGTTGCGGCTTGATTAAGTGCGTTAGCTTGATTGCTGGCGTCAGCCCCAAATTGATTGGATGTATTTCTAGCAAGTTGGTTGGCCAGAGCTACCTGATTAGCTGCATTGGCGGCAAACTGAGACGCTTGGTTGGCTGCGTTTGCACCAAACTGACTGGCATCAGCTTTAAGGCCAGTATTGAATTGGCTCGCAGTGTTCGTTGCCCCAACATTAGCCAGCGTTACATTTTGATTGGCCTGCTGATTGGCAAGTGCAGCTTGAAGTGCAGCCTGTTGATTGGACTGTTGCAGACCAATTTCTTGACCATATAGACCCGTTCCAAAATTGCGGTTGGTGGTTAGGTCTTGGGTGTAAGCCTGATTGAGAGCTACGGCCTGAGCCAAGTCTTCAGCCTGACGTTGACGCATTGCACCGGAACGAGCCATAGCCTCAGCAGCAATGGCTGGATTGCTCATCTCAATGCCACGAGCGGCATAAGCTTCGCGGGTGCCTTGCTGAACATTTCTCAGTTCTTCAGGGGAAAGCTGACCTGTGCTAGCGGCAAATTGTGCCGCACGACCACCAAGCAATTGAGCAGCTGAACTCGGTCCAGCTTGCAAAGCCTGATTGTAAAGCGATTCACCAAGTTTGCCGCGAGCTAAACGCTCAGCCTCCGTCTGCATACCGGTTGCAGCCTGAGCAGCATTATAGCTATCTGGCGTATACCCTTGGGTGTTATACCCCTGTGACCCAGCTGTTTCAGCGGTATATCCCCGCGCTGTGGTTTGGGCGGCATTGTATCCTTGGGAATTTGCGCGTTCAGCGGTATATCCCTGAGACTTGGCTAATGCCGCATTGTAGTTCTCCGCCGCCGCACGCTCAGCTTGATAACCACCAGATTGGGCTAATGCTGCGTTGTAGCTTTCAGCCGCAGTTTGAGCGGCATTATAGCCACCGAGACCTACCTGTGGAGCTGCTCCAAGCAAAGCCGCTTGAGCTGGGGTAAACGACAAGTCTCCAAATTGTCTGGCGTTTTCAACCGCGCTACGCATACCAGCGTAGGGGTCAGCACCGGGAGCAGAAAGGGCTTCAGCTCGTTTTAAACTAGCAATAACCTCTGGGTTTAATTGATTGTAAGTAGCCGCAAGTTGAGGGGCTAGGGCATTAACGTCAGCGGTTGAAGCAGTTCTAACAGCTGTATTTGCAGCTGTTTCCGCTCCACTTGAAGCCTTGCTTAAGGCATTAAAAAAATCAATTGAGCCACCTTCTTTAACTGTAAAATTAGCCGTAAGTCCCTCGGCGTCAGCAGCAGCCTTAGCATATTGCTCTAGGCTTCCATACGTTTGAGCGTAGCCGGGATCATTGTTGAAATTATTAAGGATGTCAGGCCGAGCAGCAAGAAACGCCTTCGCGTCAAACTGAGCAACACCTTGTGCATATTGACCAATATCTTTAAGTCCAAGACCACCAAGAGCGGGACGTGCCGCAGCTTCGGCTCCAAGGAGGGCTGTAAGCGTTTGGGGATTGGCTATGCCTGCAAGATAGTCACGGGTAGCTTGGCCGGGGTCAAAACCAAATGGGTTAGCCGCAGGAGCGTTAACCGGGACTTGCCCCATGTCTGGTTCATACTCGCCTGTCTGTGGGTTGTAAGGCATAAAATTAGAGGGAAGAAACTGCGTAAACGCTGGCTGCGGTAGTGCCGTAAGAATACATGGAAACAACCATAGATTCTCCCGGTGTCAGGGAAGACGGAAAATTACCACCGGCAAAATTCCATGCTGGCCAACTTGTGTTAATGCTTCCGCCTGTATCATTTTGAAGGGTCACAATAATTATTTTTCCACTGGAAATACTATCCAACGCAAACGTGCTATTACCACTTAGTAAAATCCTAGCGTTACTAGCAGCCGAAAAATTTAAGGTTATGGTTCCACTTGTTGGATAGCCTGTTTCGGGAACCAAGGATAGCAACGTAATACTGGCAACGCTGGCAATGACATTACCAGTAATTGGACCTGTAAAAATTCCAGCAATAGCTCCCGTTCCAGTGATAGTTGGTGAGGTTAACGTTTTGTTTGTTAACGTCTGGCTTGCTGTTAGTTGAACAATGTCGGAATTGGTAATAGTCGCAATCTTGGTGGCTGTTGCTGCATTCCCAGTGGTGCTTTGATTCCATGTTGGAACCGCTCCAGTTAATCCACTGTAAGCAACATTTGTAGCCGTAGCTGCATTGCCAGTGGTGCTGCCGCTGCTTCCTGTTACATTTCCAGTAACATTGCCAGTGAGGTTGCCTGTAACATTACCCGTTACAGCTCCCGTAAGGGGACCAGAAAACGCTGTGGCAGACACCGTTCCGCCGCTTGTCCAGCTAGGACCACCCGTGCTTAGTTTGGCTGGGGTGATGCCACCGTCCTTAACAATGATGGCTCCACTTGAAAGCTGAGTGGTAGTGCCGTCAACCGCACCCGATACAAACGTAGCTGCATCAACCAAGTTATTTAGGTTGGTTGCACTAACTTGCGTGTCGGCAACAATCGTTGCTCCTTTGGATAGAATTGCCATGTTATGAGGCTTGTGTTAACGCTCTGAAGGTGGGTGATGCTGTGAGCTTTACTAAGCGCAACTTGGGTCGTCCAGCAGTCGGAGTATATCTAAGTTGCATTCCGTAAGCCCGAATGTTGCCGATTCTACCACGCAGAGATGCGTCTTCACCAATGGCTAAGACTTCACCAAGGATGCTAGATACGGTGCCAAGCTCAAATTCACTATCCAAATTCTCAGATACACCTTCAATTAGGGCATCAGAGTTGTTAGTTTCACTAGATTCCGTATGAATTTCAAAGCTATTGAACTTCTTACGTTCTGGACTTTGGAAGGTAAACTCACGGGTTAACGCTTCCGATTCAACGTGGAAGAACTTAGACGGGAGACCGGGGAAGGTGTAGATGTTATCTACGTCATCAACGCGGGACTCCACCTCATTGATGCCGCCAAATCGGTTAATGGCAAAGAGTCTATTAACGCCACCAGCACTAGAGGTAATAAAGTTGGCCACGTCCCACCCTTCCTGTTCAATCAAATCAATGCTTTCCCAGCCTTGGTTGAGCAAGTTGTAAACCAATATGGCATTGTTGTAGATGGATGCGTTTAACGGAACCGCGATGTAGTAGCGATTGTTGTGATAGATGGCTACCGACTTGTCGGCATACTCCTTGTTGATTTGGCGAATGATGGGGTCAATTGGGTCAGACAAGGGTAGTCCTGCTCCGCGAAGATTATAGAGGTCGCCGAAGGCTGTTGCGTAAACACCGTTGTCTGAAAGGAAGAAGATTTGATTGGCAATGGTTACAACGGAACGACGGGCCACAAGCCCAGCTTCGCGTGTAATTTCTTTGAGCGTAATGTCCGTCAGGCTACCCGAAAGTCCGCTAAGAAGATGAATGCTATTGCGATTGAGAACCACAGCATTGTCGTCAGTGAACGGGTGGACATACTGCAAATAGTCAGCAATGCCAGCCGTAACCTTGAACTGATTCTGAATGTGGTCATAGGTGTCTGAATCAAAAATGTCAGAGAATATCAATTCATCCCTTACGTTGCGGCTAGTAATTGTTTCACTACCAGATGTTCCCGTAGAGGTGTAGTAGTATGGGGCAATGATGCGCCGTTGATGATAGACTCCCCACGGGGGCGCGGGCATGTGAACAAATCCAAGCCCTTGTGATTGAGCCACAGAATAAATTACTTTGTGGCTTGAGTGATCTGCAACTTGAGCAAAGAAAGTGAACGTATTGGCGTTAGGCACAGACGCAATGGTGTAACCAGCCCCGTTTTCTACTAGTGGAGTTGTGCCATTATCCACCACAAAAATCTGTCTGCCAACGGAAAGACCATGAGCCGTTTCACTTACAGTTACTACGCCATCTGTTATCACCGTATTGTTGTTAGCATCATAATACGTTGTGTTGGCATAGGTGCCATTTGCCACCTTAGCAAAGGCTGGAGTTCCCGTAAAACTGCCATTCCAAGATAGGGCTGTAAGTCCATCTCTGAAGATGAACACCTTGTTGAACGCCTGAATCATATCAACGTCATCTGTTATGGTGATGCCAGATGGATAGGCAATGTCGGTTGGAACCGCTGTTGAGCAATTAACCGCAATCGCTTTAGAATTAAGGGCCAAAATAAAGTATTCGTCATTGTCATCCGATGGGTCGGAGAACAAGCAAGAGCCGTAGGCATTGTTAATGTTGCTGCTCAGAAGAGGAGCCCCGGCAAAGTTGCTTCCACCAATCGAATAGGTTTCGCTACCCGTAGCACCCGTAATGGTGAATGTAAATGTCGTTGAGCCTGTTACAGTGATTGTGCGATTGCCATTGGGGTCAACTGTTCCCGTAAGCCCAGAAATACCCACTTGCGTGCCTGTAATAAACCCATGTGCAACGGAGGTTGTAATTGTAACCGTCGTTGTGCTGCGAGTTGCGCTAGAAATAGCACTATTGGTCCAAACGTAAAACGGAACAATCAACGCTTCGCCGCTATTACCAAGCTGAGGCCCAAAAGCATTAGACCCTTTTCGGGGTTGCCAAGCACCGTCAATGTCCATGCGTCCATTGATGGACACAGCCAGCTCGCCAGACTTTAATTGATCGGGGCGCAACCGGGCATTGATTCGTGAGAATCCAATGTCCACCTCATCATTGAACTGACTGTCTTTTTCGCCAAAAGTGTTATAACGAGCCATTGCTTTATCATACCCTACCGCTCAGGTTGTTTTCTTTTGGCAAGAATGTGATTAACGGTAGGCGGCGGTCTTACGCGCAATGGACTTAGGCTGTTTTACAAACTGCTTACCAGCCTTCATTCCCTTACGTTTGGCCGCATTGGTGGCCGCAATTTCAGCTCGGCTCAACCCCTTAAAAGCAGCTGATGGTAGGTAGCGTTCTCCGGTCTTCAGACTGGGTTTGCCTGAAGCCGTGCGCCATTTCTGGCTAGTCCAATTGACTAGGCTACGCTGTTGGGGTTTCATTTGGCCGTCTTGTAGCCGCCGCCCTGTTTCTTGTAGCGGACAGCCATTAGCTGTGCTTTACGGGCCGACCACTGCCCCGGCCTACCACCCTTGCTTCCAGCCTTAACAGATTCAAAGATGCGTTTCCGCAGGGTTGGCTTGGTGTAAACCCCTGCACTATTTACTGTGGACTTCACGAACAGGACTTACGTTTGCCGTAGGCTGCTTTGCCAAAACCCTCGTAGTCCTTCTTCTTGTTCTCTTTCTTTTCGTGCTTAATCATCTGCTTGCGTGACTTGTAGTTTTCGTTTTTCATAAACAGATATTAGCACGACCATGCTTTTCGGCTCCAGTAATTGGCCGATAGTTTGTTGGAGGTGCCCTTAATGCCGCCGGAACGGGCACAATAGGAGGCTTTCCGGCTAGGAACGCTCTTCTTGATGGACATATTGGCATCCCCAAAGCGTATCACTTTGGACTTACCATTGGCACAAGCGCGGACTACGGACTTCTTGCCGCCGCTAATGTCTCGCCTAGGGCTGTTACAGGGTAGCTTTCTAGGGTTCATTCTTCTTGTATTCCTTATGCCATTTCCAGATTAAATAGGCCAATCCCACCAAGCCGCCAATGATGCCGATAAGATGGTTAATTTGGCTTAGACCTAATGAGGCTGCTAATGGGGTGGAAGCCACAATGATGTCTTTTTCGTAGGAGTTCATCGCTTGCGGGTCATCCTGTCGCCAAACCACCAGCCTACACAATTGAAGGCTGCAAATTGCACTTCGTCCACCATGTCTGCTTGTTCAAAATCTGGAACATTGAAGAAGACAATGGTAACTAGGACAAGGAGAAGGAGGGTGATGGCAGGACGAAAGAGGGTGAGAACATTCGCCGCCCAAGGTGCGGTGTTTACAGGTGCAATCGCCGCATTTTGGCTGGCTGTAAACGCTTCCCATTGAGCCTTATCAGCCGCAATTTCGGCCATAGCTTTAGCCTTCTCTAGCTCTCGCTTGTGCTCTTGACCAGCTTTGTAGTTGTCAAAGAAACCATTGCCAATGCGAAGGAGAACACCGAGTGCGCCGCCGCCCAGTGCGTTTGTAAGAAGGTCTAGCATTGTTAGGCGGCTTTAGGGTTTATTAGGCGACGGAACATGAAGTAGGGCAACCAGACCCACTTTGGAATCTTCGTCACCTTTACGTTAGTGCTTTCAATAAACGGCATCTCCGCATCCCAGAGCTTCACCCTAATAGGCGAGCCGTCCGGCGAGGTGCAGCTAATTATTGAGACGTTGCGCGTGGGAGCGCGGCCTTTGGTCCAATAGTTGTCATACTGGCCTAGTTCAATTGTGCCGCTGATGGAGCATCCGTAGAGTGACAGCCCGTCAATCGAGCCTTTAACAGTGATTGACCCCTGAACGATGCAATGTTGGACGACATAATCCTTGCCGCGCACGAAGTCTATCGAGTCCTCCTGCGAGGCTGGAATAGTGAGACCTGACACGCAGAGGTTCGACACGTTGGAGCCCTTTACGAGATCGTCGTAGTTCTCGGGGTCAAGCGGTGCTTGCCACTCGGCTGAGTCAACCGTCAGCCCGTTGTCCTGCGGTCCAACGTAGCTGCGCCAATTAACGTCTGCCGTCCCGCTCATTCGACCTTCGGCTCCTTTGGCTTTAACGCCTCGGCAAGCTGCTCCGCGCACTTACGGATGAGATCGTGGTCGTCGGCCTTTAATGAGGCTTGGCGAGCGGCTGCGTATAGGTTTTGGAGTGCTTGCTCAGTGCTCATGTTAGGAAGCGGCGAGTTCCTGATGCGCGATGGCCGTAACCGCAGCCGAGACTTCAGCGTAGCTGTAGGTCTTGCCGCCGACGGTGACGGTTTTGTCGCTTAGGAGCGGCCAAGTAACCGTTGTCCAAGGAGACACGAATACCTGCCCGTCTATGACGGTTTTCTTTTCGAAGAAGGCAGTAGCGACGGGAGACTCGCCCTGCGGGTCAGTCTGGATGCGTTGGAGCGTGGTGGTGACGATTGGGTCATTCATGGTAGGAAAAAATTACGAGGAGACGGCTTTGATAACGGAGAAGTTGAAAACGGGAGCTTCCGAAGTAGTGCCGCCCGTAGTGGCAAAGCTGATGCGGAAGGAACCCGCGCCAACGGCGGTGACGTGCATCATGTAAAGGTCGGTGCCGCTGCGCTGGTTGACGATGATCGTGTCAGTCGCGGCCACGGCGGAATTGGTGACGGTGAATGATTGCCACGTCGCGCTGCCTGCGGCGGTGAACAGCGTGATTGCGCCTGCGACGGTGTTGAGCGTGACGCCAGTGGTCCGGCTGGTGAGCTGAGTGACTGCGCCGCCCGCGCCGGTAGCGTAGCCGATGCCGCCCGTTGCGGAGGTGGAGCGAACAGAGTTTGTGAAAGTCGCCGCGCCGGTTCCTGCCGCTAGGGTGAACGGCGTGATGTTCACCGAGGCGTCGGAACTTACCAGTTGAACGCTAAACCCTCCGGTTGTGGACGAGTTTGCGCCGAATGAGTAGATATTTGCGCCGCCACCAGCAAAACCAATGCCGCCCGCGCTTGTCATGTTGGCAGTAATCGCGCCGGTGCTCATGAAAGGGCGTGCTGCGGTAACTTGCTGCCCAAAAAACGCCGCCCCCGCATTGCCAAACCCGCCCGCGTTGATTAGGCTCCCGGTGGTCGTGGATGTGCTGGCGGTGGTGTCCAAAACCTTCATTTGAATCCCGCTCTGCGTCGAAAGGTCTGAAGCGTTGAAATAGGTGTGTTGAGCTACGCCTCCGAGAATCACACGAAGGGTT